CGAGAACCTAATAAACATATCATCTTGTGTTGACGTTGTGCCAATTGTAGTTTCTGTTCCAAAAAATACTAAGTGACGATCCGGTGTAGATACTAAAGTTTGTATTGCTGCTGTTGGTGCATTGGCAATGATTGTGGCTCTTGTCGATGTTGCACTTGTTGCATCTGAATCCCATGAAAAAGTTGCGCTATCAACAATAGTTGCAATTAATTTATTTCCATAATTGTCTAATGACCATAAACCAGGGGCTGTTATAATATCACCTGTTTGCGACGCACCCCATTTAGTATATTCAGAAGCATCAGTTACTGTTGCTCCATCAGAGTGTGATGCAGCTGTCGTGTTATCCGATCCTCTAGTTAAACCTGATAAAGTTCCAGTACCAGTAGTATTTGTTGTATAAGCAATTCTTTCATCATCTATTACAACAGTTCCTGATGCAGGAAAACCTGTTGAATCATCTAAAACAATGCTTGATGAACTTGAAGTTAATGCCCCATCTAAAGTATCAAAAACTTCTCCAGCTACAGTACCACCCCATAATCCAAGACCCCAACCAGCGGCTGATGCCTCAGTTGCAGGACCAATTGGATAATAATGTTGAACTCTTATTCCACCAGAAGTAGATGCTCCTGATCCAGATTCAGCTGATTCCATTTCAATAGTAATAGTTGTTGAAGTTGGAATTGATGTTACCATAAAAGTTTTATCATCAAAATCACCAGAACTAAAATTAGAATTAGTAATAGCAGTAAAATTATCTAATAAAACAATATCATTTTTAGAAATACCATGAGCAGATGCAAACGTAATCGTAACTGTTGCATCGCTTTGTGTTGTTGTAAACGCATTTGTTAATGTTGTTGTGGTTTTAATAGGAGTAATGTCATAAAATGCACCTCCAGAGTATACATATAACATTCTATTTGTACCAAGAGCTGCATACTTAATACCAGATGCATTAACAAAATGGTGTAATGCTGTGCTTCTACCAGTTAAAGTTACATCACCTAACTGTGCCCAACCACCTATTTTTTCAGGTGAACCATATCTAAATCTAACATAATCACCACTAACCCATTGGCCTTCACCACCAGTTGCTGTAACTTGTTTATTAAATCCAGGTTGAAATTTTAATTTTTGTAACATAATTATCTCGCGTTAGCTGGTACTCCATTTGAATTTACGAATGGTTGTTCTGCAAAAGCCAAGAAAACATATGTTGAACCATCACCATTAAAATTACCATCTGTTGTTCTTAATTTAAAACCATTGGATAATATATCAACCCCATAAGCTGTTCCTGTATATTCAGCATTATTTAAATTTGCTCTCATTGTATTATCAGCAACATTAGATGGTTCTCTTTTATTATCCACAATGTTCCAATTATCAGTACCACTTGTTAATTTAACCATAACCCAAGCTGGTCTAAATCCTGTGTAAACAAATGTTCCATCAGTTGATGCATTTCCTGTATAGGTACCAAACTTACTAAAACCTTGAACTTCATTCCAAAAATATCCAACAAAATCATCGTTTGCTCGGTTAGAACCTGAAAAATCTCCAGCGGTAAAAACTGTCGAAGTAGGTGCGGTGTCTGCCCATACAGTTGCTTCATCCGTTGTTGCAACATTATCACTTAACTTTAAATAATCTGTTTCTGGTGCTGAAGTATTTTTATGATGATATACTGCCCAATGATTTCCAGCACCTCCTTCTTCTATATTTTTTGTAATCATTACAGCAGGAACTGCACTTAAACCATGTTTAACTTGAATATCAAGAGAAGCACCAACACCAACCCATTTAGCAATTGAAAATCCAGCAGTAGAAGATGCACTTCCAGAACTATCTGTATTTCCAACACTTGTTGCACTAGCATCATTTGTAAATGATGTTCCAGCTTTCCAGCAATAAGCAACATAGGTTTCTGAGCTTCCATTAACCATATCGTCAGTTCCAACTGTAAACCCATTAGAACCAAATGCTGTTAACCCTTGTGCTTGTGTGTTTTCTAAAATACCTGTATTCCAACCTATATATTTTTGAACTCCTCTAACAACATCATAACCATTCCATTGTTGAGTGCCTGATCTTTGCTTTATCATCACCCAGTCAGGTTGCATATCTTCATCACCATCTAAAGTAAGAGCATTAGAACTTCCTGTTCCGGTCCAGATTTTAACTTGAAAATATAATTCTGGATTGTCTATTGTTGTATAAGCCATTATCCAAACTCCGCTAGGTTTTTAGTACATAGTGCATAATACTTTGTTGTTGAAATGTTGGGAGGGTATTCGAAATTACCATACCCATTATCATCTGCGTTCCCTGATGAAATACTGTATGAAGGTGAGCCAAAGTTAAATTCCCAATTTGCAGTTGCACTACTGCTATTTCCTATGGATACAGGAAGAACAAATTTACCAGTATGATTTGCTGTTAAATTAACCGCACTTCCAGATGTACTTCCATTTTTTGTAAATGTGACTTGTTTAGTGCTACTATCTAAATCTAAATGAACTCCAACTATATCGTCTGTTGCTAAACTATCAAAAAAACTTTCTGTATCCGAACCATCAACTGTTTTTCTTCCATCTACAAAATATAAAAGTAATCCTGTTTCGTCATAAACTGTAGCGTCTAAATAATCAACATCTTCAGCAACAATTCCAGTAAATGCGTTTGCACTATTTCCTGTCGTTACTTTTACTTCCCAATACCAACGACCATTTTGAACACCCATAGTTCCTGGAACTCCACCCCAAACTCCAGGATGCGTACACTTTAAATTTCCCTCACTAAATGTTACATTTGTACTATAACTATTAACTAAACTGTTCATTGTGCAGAAATTATTTGTGCAGGTATCCGTACTTTGGTCTGTTGCGGCTATATTATTCTCATCAAAATCTGTTCCACCGTTTTTGTCATTACCCAAGTTACTACTATCTTCAAAATCTAAATAATGTCCATTCGTACCAAAAGTTAATCCTGATACTTTTTTTGGTTTCCAAATTTGTGGCGAATCTTCATCAAATTCTCCAAAGTCTGAAGCTGCATATTGAGTTCCATCTATAAAAACTATTTCAGCAAAATAACCATTAAAAGCATAATCAGCGCTATCATCATAACTTCCGTATTTATGACTTCCTGTGCTATTTACTTCAGATTCAAAATTTTGATCTGGATAAGTAGCGGTTTCTAAAGTTGGTTGTGCACCATTTACATATAATTTAAGTCTATTAGTATCAGTTCCTTGTGTACTGTCATAAGCAACCACAATGTGCATCCATGCTGAAACATCTCTATAAACTGCATCTGTTACAAGTCTATAATTAAAACTACTTCCTGGAACATCATTGACTTCAAGTTGTCCACCACTTTGAAATTGAAAATAAGAAGCCGCACCATCAAAAGAAGCTAACATTCTTTGATCTGTTGTAGATCGTTTTACCCACATTGAAAGTGTCCATTTTTTTCTGTTAGTTGCAGTTCCCATACTATTTCTTTTTAGTGCTGGTGAATCTGCTCCATTAAACCTAACAGAGTTGGCTACTTCGTATGCTCCAGTTGATAATGTATTTGCTCCAAGAATAAAAGGCATGTTAAGATCCTAATTCTGGGAACTCTCCTAATGGTCTTTCAATAACTTCTGGATCCCCTTCATCAGCTGTATTTACATAAGTATATAAAGTCTCAAGAGCTGGTGTATCACTTGCGTTAGTTATAGATGTTTCCATAGCTGCTTGTTTAGAACGAATGCCATTTCTCCATGTTGTAATATTACTAGGTATTGCCGTTGATTTTTCGGACTTACGTGTTACGTACCAATCGGTCTGTGATAATAAACCATTAGCTTGTGCTTTAACATTTTTAATTAATTTTGTTTTTAAACCTTCAATTTTAACATCACCCTCAGTACCTAAACCATCTGTTTCATCTTGAGCAGTAAATAAAGTATCAGCATGAGCTTTAGCTGTAGCATCTCCATACGAACCAGTAACTTTACCACTTCCAAATGAATATGTTACGTTAGTATTGATATACCACTTTTCATCTTTTCTTTTAGAATAATCCATTTCTACTTCATAGATACCAATAGCTTCCCTTTCAGACTTAGTCCATAAAGTAAATATAGCTTTTGGATATTGATTATCTCCAATAGTAATACCTTTGTTACCACTTAAAAATTTTGTTAT